ATACAGACATAAACACACACACAGGAGGAAATTATGTCAAATGGAAAATCAGGTTATGAAATACGAGCCGACTTACTAAGTATGGCTCAGTCTATACTAATAGAAAACTTACAAAGGAAAAACGATGGGGTTTACACCCACAACGATAATCACCCTGATGATAAGAAACCATTACTTACTACATCAATCAATGCACAGGATATTATTGCCGTTGCAGCTGAATTGAATGAGTTTGTTAATGAAAAATAACTATAAATAGTAATGTGGGGTGGAATTATTCACCCCCTTTAGAAGGAATAACTATGACAGATTATGAAAGAACAGTGAAAGTGTTGGAAGGCCCTTGGTCAGACAAAGCATTCCCACAAGGTGAAGAGACAACTAAAGGAATTATTAGTAGAAAAATTACTACACTATATGAGAAAGACGGATATCTATGTGAGGAAATCGTCACTAGAGAATATAGAGATGGTGATTACTTTGATACTTCAACAAATAAGAGAGTAATAAAACTTGACTGAAATAAACAAATCTATTCTTAATAAGAATAATTTTAGATTACTAATTGACAAAGTTCCAACAGTGGAATACTATGTGCAATCAGTTAATATCCCAGGCTTATCATTTACAGAAACAATAAGTGCAGCTGGTGTAGGACTGGACGCATTTTTCCCTGGCGATAAAGTGTCATTCGAATCACTAAGTGTATCATTCTTAGTAGACGAAGACCTTGCAAACTTTAAAGAGATGTATGATTGGATGAACGCAATCGTCCCAGTATCAGACCCAAGTGCATATGAAGCTTACGTAGGGACTACAAAAACCTCTACAGGACTCCTCAGTGACGTTGAGAACGATTTAAATCAGTATTCCGACATAACTATAGTGGTCAATACCAATAAAAACATACCTAATAAGTTCTTTAGGTTTCACGATGCATTCCCTATATCCCTCAGTGGTATAGAACTGCAAAGTGGTGCTGAAACAGACGCCGTTGTTGCAACAGTTGAGTTCAGATTCACATATTACGATATCGAATCAACCTCTTAAAACACCTATTAAATACCACATAAATATGGTATAATAGTATATTATGACTTTAGATGAAATTAAGAAAGAGTGGGAAAAAGATTGTGAAATAGACGATATCGAATTAGATAAATCGTCTTTAGAAGTTCCTAAACTCCACGCAAAATACCAAGACTTGTTATCCAGTAAGATACTTGTTATGAAACAGTATCAATTTAAATATGATACACTTCTAAAGAATAAGTGGTTGTGGTATAACGGAAAAATGTCACAAGAACAAATCAAAGAGTTGGGTTGGAATGATGACCCTTTAGACGGATTGAAAGTTATGAAAAATGATTTACAAATTTTCTACAATTCTGATAAAGATATTCAAGAACTCAATGCAAAAATAGAATACCTAAAAGTCACAATAGAATATCTCAAAGAGTGTATGCAAAATATCACTTGGAGACACCAAACGATTAAGAATACAATCGATTGGAGAAAATTCATGGCAGGGTCATAATGCAATATGTAAAAGGAAGTGTTTGGATAGCTGAAGGTTTCTTTACAACTAAAGAAACAGATGAAATATATGCAGCTGCAAATAAAAAGAACTGGGAAACTGGTGCAGTTGGAAATGGTGCTGGTAGTATCAATGACCCTGATGGTGAAACTCAAGAACTAGGTGCAGTTGTTAATGAAATAAGACAATCACAAATAAAATGGTTAATGCATGAACAATTACCACAAGAATTCCATGAAAAACTTGCAGCTGCAATCAAATATGCATCATTAGATAAAGACTGGAAATGGGATTTTACTAATTTTGAAAATTTCCAATTTACTAATTATAGACATCAACCCGATAGACCAAGGGGTGATTTTTATACATGGCATACAGACGCAGGTGGAACAAATTCAACATATCCAACTGGTGAGATTCGTAAACTAAGTTGCACAATTCAATTGTCAGACCCTGATGATTATGAAGGTGGAAATTTTCAATGGATAGAACCAACTTCAGTATTTGATAGACTATTACCTCACCATAAACATATTGATGTAAATCTTTTAACACATACTGCACCTTTCAGTGCAAAAACAAAAGGAAGTATTATTATATTCCCTTCCGAATTACAACACCAAGTCACCTCAGTTAGTGCTGGTTCAAGAAACTCATTAGTGGGTTGGTTATTAGGGCCTCAGTTCAGATAAAATGGTTAGAGTATCGAAGATAGACGATGTCTTCATGAAAGTTCATTGTGATGACGGTCTTGCAAGAGACCTATATGATTTCTTTTCTTTTACAGTCCCAGGCGCAAAGTTCATGCCTTCTTATAAGAATAAGTTTTGGGACGGTAAAGTCAGACTCTTCTCAATGAAGACACATAAAATTTATATTGGATTACTTCCATACGTTGACGAATTCTGTAGAGAACGTGGTTATGAATTCGGTGGTATACAAGAAGTTATCGGTGACAAAACAAAGATTACAGATGAAGACGTAGATTTCTTCATTAATGGTGACGGTCTAATTCCAGGCTTGGGTCTTCCTTTTGAACCACGTGATTATCAAATAGAAGCATTCAAAACTGCAGTGCAATATGGGAGACAGCTTTTATTATCACCTACTGCAAGTGGTAAGTCGTTAATCATTTATTTGTTATGTAGGTGGTATGAGGGAGAAATGTCTCTACCAAATTGTAAAACTATTATAATCGTCCCGACTACTTCATTAGTAGAACAGATGGCGAAGGATTTTAAAGAGTATGGATATAATGAAGACATTTGTAAAATTTATAGTGGTCAACCTGTATTTTCTGCTGACATTACGATATCGACATGGCAGAGTTTTGCTAAAGCACCTAAAGAAGTCTTACAAGGATTTGACGTAGTAATAGGAGACGAAGCACACCTATTCAAAGCACAAACATTAAAAGGTATTCTTGAGAAAATGAAACACACTGGTGTTCGTTTTGGAACAACTGGAACACTAGACGGTTCAGAAGTTCATAGACTTCAACTTGAAGGTTTGTTCGGCCCTGTAAAAAAGGTCATAACGTCATACGAGTTAATGGAAGAGGGAACGATTGCTGATTTACAGATAGATTGTGTCATACTTCGTCATACCAAAATGAAAAAACTGTCATACCAAGAAGAAATGGATTACTTGGTATCGAATGATAGTAGAAATAAATTCATAACAAATTTAGTTGCAAGTTTAAAAGGTAATACACTTGTGTTGTTTCAATACGTAGAAAAACATGGTGAAGTCTTATATCCTATGTTAGACGGAAGAGTAGAAGACTTACATTATGTCTATGGTGGAACAGATACAGAAGATAGAGAAACAGTCAGAGAGGTGGTAGAAAAATCTAACGATAGTGTCATACTAGCGTCATACGGAACTTTTTCTACTGGAGTTAATATAAAGAAAATTGATAATGTAGTTTTTGCAAGTCCTTCTAAATCTAGAATCAGAAACTTGCAATCTATTGGTCGTGGTCTAAGAAAGACTGAGGGTAAAGAAAAGATGAGATTATTTGATATTGCAGACGATTTGCAATGTGATAATTTCACACTTGGTCACTTAAAAGAAAGAATAAATATCTATAACGAGGAAAACTTTTCCTACGAGATAAAACAATTCGACTTAGACTAATGGCAACACCCAAAGATTTACTAAAGCAAAAATACGAAGTAGTTAAACTGAAGACTGGTTCAGAGATTGTTGGTATGGTTAGGGAAACAACAGAAGGTATCAGTGTCACACTTCCTATGATATGTCACTTATCAGTTCAACAACCAATCAATTCAACACTTGCAACCTTCTATCCTTATGCACCTTTGAGTGAAGACCCTATAATAATGATACCTTTTACGGAAGTATTACATAGAAGTAATATGAATAAACAGTTCATTCCTTTTTATGACGAGGCCTCTGCAAGGTGGTTAGAAATGGTAGAACAAGGAACCATACCTTTAACAAATGATTTAAAAGGTGCCTCAAGAGAATACATGAAAGCTGCAGTTGATTCTATTCTTAAAAATGTTAAAGAAGAAGATTTGTTTGATGATTATTTTGAAGAACTTGCAGAGAGTGAGTTCGAATCTGCAGTCCCACCGAAAGACCCAAAAAAGATTCATTAGGATTTCTTTTTGTCTAAATAAGTGCGTATAATTTAGACTTATAAATACTTATACAAAATACTTATAACTTAATTTTAGGAAAACCATGACCACAGCAACTTTTTTTGCGAAGAGCATGGTGCGAAAAGCTAGAGAAATTAATCATGCAAGTCGAAAGACTAAAAAAAGCATTGTTGAAACTATCGAATTTCTAGTGCTGATGACTCTTCCATTTTTACTACCATTTATAG